TAGTTTTTTCTAATCCAAATTCTGTTTGCTTTATTTTAAATACTTGATTTGAATATGTTTTGTATTCAAAGTATAAAACTTGAACAGTATTTTCATCATAATTACCCCAACCAGTTATATACTGATTATTGCCAGGCATGTTTTGAATATCTTTTAATTCCTCTTCTGTTATATTAGGGAATTGCTTTTTAAGTTCTGGTATAGTAATTGCTTTTACTTCACCAACATAATATATATCTTCAAAGTTTGGATCCTCTGTATATGAATAAACCATATAAGCAGGATCAACATAATCTACAACAATGCCGTTAGCTTTATTAAAAGACGTTTTAACAGCAGCAATACCTAATACTGTAAGATCATAATTTAATCTTCTTCTTACTAGATCATACTTGTTTGCCGCCAGTACATTATTAATAGCTTCTTCTTCTGCAATTTCAACAGATTGCTTATAGCTAAGCTGCATATGTAATTCCAGCTCTTCTCTTGTTTCCGGTAATTCATTAGCCGATAAAGATGAATTAGCAAAGTTACCACCAGTTATCTGATTAGCCTTTTGTATTAAATCTTGAGTATACATATCACGCATTATTGCTAATGCATAATTTGTTCTTTTCTTTAAAGATTCCGGATCTTGTGAAAAAGCTTTTATATCATATGTCTTTTGTGACATACCATTAACTACAATATCTACAAACTTAGATATAACAGGGACAGGTTTCCAATCTAAATTAAGATAAGACAAGTCACCATTAATAGCAAGCTCATCTTTGTATTTTTGTATTGACTGTTCACCTCTAGCGTATAATCTTAATTGATGAAAGTTATTATAATTAGTTTGATACCTATTAGCATTAGTCCTTCCTTGGTCAAACCATTCCTGTTCAATGGCCCTAGCCACTTGAATACCATACTCTAATGATGCTTTTTCTGCATCGCTAACCACTTGGCTTGGAAAGGAACTATTGGTATTTGTGTATATGTTCATTTATATTATAATTTTTGAGGTACTACCATCATTATTGTATCTTTTTAAACCTAGATTAACAGGCTGTCTTTCTATTCTATTAACAGGAACGTATCTATGTTTATTGCAAGCCATTAAAGCTAAACCAGAACTAATAGATGCATCATGACTTGTTCTATTGTTTATGTTAAATCTGGCCCAATCTTCTAAGGTTCTTTGAAAATACATATCTCCATAACCAGTATCTGATAAACCTACAAATTGTTCAACATAAGTTTCTATAGCAGCAGCATGCGCTTGCTTAATATCTTCACTAGAGTTTGGTATTCCACCTATTTCTTTTTCGGTAACGGATAGTTTATTCCAAATCTTGTCAGGTCTATTCATTGAAAAACCTCTATAGCCTCTTCTTTTAAAATGATATAAAAGTCTTGGCTTGTTATTTTCAGCTAGTATTGGCATACCATAAAATACACACGCCATTAAAACATCTTCAAAAAATATTTCTGCTGTTTGTGGTCTAGCTATATATTCTAAAAAGAAATGATTTGGAGGCACGTCTTCCATTGAAAATTTAGTTAAACCATGCAAAGAACCATTAGATCCTCTTTGGTCAACTGTACCTGATATATCATAACTATCACAACCAAATGCGCCAAGGTGTTCATTACCCGGCCATTTAGTACCATTCTTTATTATCACTTGGTTTTGAAGATGTTTAGCCGGAACCCAAGTTATTTTAAACCTTCCATCTTTATGCGGATTAAATACTACTCTTGTATCGGGCATTCCATTTTCCCAAGCAAAACTGCCGGTAGTTACAATTGCAGTGTTTCTAAGATCTTCATTGTAATCTATTTGCTGGTATATTTTTGTAAGGTTAAACAGCGATTGCTTAGCCTCATCTCTAAATGCGTGTTGTTCAGTTCTTGGAAACTGACGGTACATTTCGTTTAAACCATCTTGGTCATTCTTTAAACCATCAACTTCATTTTGCCAGTGTTCTATAACACCGTATTCAATCATCGACCCATCTGCTGCTTTAACAGGTTTCTCTGGAGTGTCGAAGACAGGTATTCCATAAGTATCAATGAATCCTTCGTAGTTCCATTCCATAGGTATGAACAAAGAATATAATCCCGAGCCAGTCTGTCCGTTGCGGTTTCTCTTGGTAACGTCTGAGTCATAATAAAGTTTTTTAAAGTTTTCACCTCCTTTATCTAAAGCGTTTGATGTTGATCCCATTAAACACTTACCAATAATTCTACTACCAAGTCTTAGAGTTGTTTTTGTAACCCTCCAGTTATTTAATATATTATCAGGTCTTTCCCATTTTCCTGATTCATCGTGTACTAAAAGTTTGAGCTTTTCACCGTCGTAGGAGTTATCACCGGTGTTCTTCCAGTCGATGGTCGTATCAAGTCCTTGTAATTCGTTTTTGGCAATGGATACCTTATCGACGGACTTTCTGGTAATTTTGGACGCGGGTACACGGTAGGCGAGCTCGGTCTTCGGTCTGTCCATTCCGTCCTGAATTGGTTTGAAGAAGAAAGGATAGTTGATTGATATAGGTACCACCTTATCTGTAAACATCTTCTTAGCATCTGCGCCTGATTTGGATAAGATCCCGAATCTCGCATCAGAAGATATTGTTGCCATATGAACTGCTGCTCCGCTGGCCATGAAGCTAAAACCGGACCTCCTATTCTTAAGGTAGCACATTCCGAAACATCTGCTATCTGCCATGCAAGCTTCCCAGAAGAGGAAGAATAATCTGTTTGCTTCCCTAAAGTCTGGTTGCCCAACATCAATCTTGGTCCACTGCAGGTACATGTAATGAGTGCCAGTAATGTAAGTAGGAACGCCTTTATTATAAAACGAAAAACCTTTTTCCCTATACTCAAACTCTTGATCAATATATTCATACCATTTGTTTTTAAAATGATCAGGAAAAGTATCCCACTCAAAAATTGTTTTAATCTTTGATAACTCCGTTGGAATTTTGTGAGACTCCCAATACTGATCTAATTTATTTTCAGATCTTGAATAAGCTTTGTCTATGTAAGGTAAAGCTATTTTTAATCCCTGTATTTCATATATCTCTCCAATCTTTCCAGTCTTACTTATAACAACAACATCGTGTTCTTTGTTATAGCCATACTCCCATTTGTTATACCTATTTTGTATTTTAATGGTTTTAGACTTAATGTGATCAGGCAGTACTTTGTATAGTGTTTGCTCGTACATTATTTAGATCTACCTTCAGCGAAACCTCTGAAATTTTTTTGTGGTGAATCAGCAGATTCATCATTTAACAATTGTTCTTCTTGTTCAATACGTGAAAGTATTTCAAAAGCATCGAATATTGCTAATTTCTTTGTAGCAGCAGCATTTTTTAATCTATCAGCTGATATGTCATCATCTGAGTCAACTATTTTTTCTCTAGCTACTTTTATTAATTCCTCAACTGCTCGTTGCCCAGCTAGGATTATATTCTTCTTCGTTTCCTTGGTATTCATATTTAATTACAATATCATTAGATTTCATACAGTATAATCTTTCCTCATCAACTATAAATTCAAATTCCCCACCAGGAGTATAACCCACAAGATCCCCAGGATTGATTTCTAGCGCTTGTAAGGAACTATTACCGTATTTAAGTATACCAATAAGCTTTTGCTCTTTTTCAAGAGATAAGCTATCTTTATTTTTAATTGGAATAATAAAACATCTATCATTAAATGTTTTCCATTTTTTAGGTTTACCATATAAATATATTTGATCTGGAGCAACAAAATATAATCCATCAATAAACATTGATCTACTATCTTTTTGGTTACCCTTCATATCATAAAACCTTCTAAATACATTGTGATGTATAATCACAATATCTCCAACGTTAACACCTGTTTCATAAGCTAAAGGAGTTGCTACTACCTCAGCATAATTACTTACAGATTTATAACTCTCTATTGACGAGTTTGTAACAAGTGTTTTATCGCCAACTTTCTTTTCGTTGTCATAGCGCTTGCCGACTGGCTTCACAATGAAGTCGTAAATACTTCTCATTAGTATTCGAGATCATACTCAACGGATATTGCCATGTTAGAATTAAACTTCTTCCATGGCATTACCTCGTTGTTTTTCTTTATGTGAATGTTATAAGAGCTATCTTCTTCATCGAATAAGATATATGCTATTTCGTGGCCACCATATACTGATTGGCCTACAGCATAATGCATAGCGTCATTTTTATAATCTGAACCTATGCTAATCTTTCTTATAACAGAAGCCACTACTCCTCTTCTTTAACAATTTCAGTGTAAGCACCAGTTTCTATATCAATAGTTATGGCTCCATACTCTTTTTCAAGTTCGGCTTTAAAATCTTCTACTTCTTGATTTAAGCCAGCTTGCTTATGTAACAAAGCATGCTTCTGCACTTCAACAAATCCAATGTCTTTTAATAAATCGGATAATTGTTTTTGATGCTCTTGAATTTTTGTTAATTGCTCTTTTGTGATTTCTTGCACTTTTTTCATTTTTGATTTAATTTAATTAATAATTGTTTACTTGTTTTCTTTTATTGCTGATCCAAAATAATATCCAAAAATTGACAATGCAACTCCTTCTACTATTCCGATCAAATGTATGAAAATTTCTTTATTTGACTCTGGTACTTGTGTAGTAACTACGGTATAAACTAAAAAAGCAAAAGCAGCTAATCCAACTATGCCAGTAAGATTAAACATCCAGTCTGTTCCGTATTTTCTTAAGTTTACTTCTCGTTTTCTAGCTGAGTCTCTGTCGGCTACTTCTAATCTATAAAGTTCTACTAATTTATCGTGAGCTTCTGCTTTTTGATCTTCACTTAAATCTGGATCCTTGTCTATTAATTTTTTAACTACTCCTAAAAGACCTTTATCTGGAAGTACATCACCTACAACATCTATTATAGTAGAACCAGCTCCTAGTAGAAACTTACCTAATCCTGTTTCTTTAAAAGGTTTTTTATTTTCAGACATAATTATTTAAACTTTACGTTCTCTATGCTAACAGTTTTAGTTTTAGCAAACTTAGCGCCTTTAGCACCCATTTTTTCTTCTTTGCTAAGAGCTACATCACCAAAAGTTCTTTTCTTTTTAAGTTCTTTAACTTTTCTGCCTTTGCCCATATCAGAAGATGGCATTGCTTCTCCAGCTTTAACGGTTTTTTGTTTTGCAGTAATAGTTACTTCCATATCAGGTTTACCCAAAGAAGAAACTTCTTTCTCACTCATTCTGCTGCCTTTTTTTGTATCATCACCTTTCCCTTTGTTAATCATATTTAAAGGGCTGCTGTGTTTCATTTTAAATGCCATAATTATTTTGTGTTAGATTTTTTATATGCTTCTTTTTCCCAAGGAAGATTTTTTGCGCCTTCTTTCATTTGCGCTCTTGAATATTTTTTACCTTTCCAAAAAACTGCGCTGTCGTTATAATCTAAGTCACCTCTTTGCATTTGGTCAAGATGAACTTTTTCATGTTTTATAACATCATTTATTTGTTTTTCGTCTGTTATATTTTTGTTTACTAATATACTACCATTTTTATTAGCTTTACCCAATACATCATTACCTAAATCGGTTTTGTATATTGGAGTATTATCAATAAAGTATGGTGGGTTATTTAGTTTGAACGCCATTATAAGGGAACATATTGTTTAAAGCTTCTTTTCTTTTTTGGCAACCACAAGGAATATTAAGCCCCTCTGATACTTTATCAACAACTGTTTTAATACCAGTTGCAGTAGTGATCTTTTCTATAGTGTCGCCTAAGCCTTTGGATTCCATTACTTTGAGCAGTGTTTACTCATCCAAGAACCTTTCATTTGCATTGGGGAGTTGTTCATTTTAGCGGGCGATCCGTACATAGACATTGGGCTATCATCTTTCATTCCTGCTTGAGCATCTTTTGCGTAGTTTTTTCTAGCTGATGCAGTAAGTGATTGGTTGCTTGCTTCTTTAACGTCGTAAGCTGTTTTTTTGCTAATGTTCGGCATAATATTTATTTTATTTATTAATTAACATTTCCATCTACGCCTAGCAGCGCAAATTCTTTTATCTGGTGTTTTTGAACAATCTATATTATGCATATTCATTTGACCTTTAGATCTAGCACAATAACTTTTTTTACGAGCACCACCTCCTGGTTGTGGGGCTTTTAAATCACCACCGGTTTCTTTATTATAAGCTTTTCTTCCAGCGGCAGTCATTCCCGCGCCTTCTTTAGCCGTTAAAAAGTGACGACCTTTACCTTTGGTCGTTTTCTTAAGTTTATTAAGAGGAGAGTTTTGTGTGTATGCCATTATATAATTTTATAAGTTGTTTTGCCATTAAGCTTATAAGCTTTTAATATTCTTCTTCTATTTTCATCAATAGAAACATAACTAACATGAACCCAATCAGGATTTTTATTGTCTCCAAATTCCCAAATTAATTGATCAAAATCTAAGTTATCTTTTATATACTCAAACATTTCCGCATTAGTCTTATGACCAAATGTATCGTCAATATCAATTGCTCTACCTTCGCAATGTTGAGATTTAACACTTCCGCCAATAGCTGAATTTAATTCTTTACATCTGTAAAATGAATTAATCTTAATAGGCCCTTTAACCCATTCTCTAAGCGGTTCAAAAACTAGCTCAGCAATAACCTGCATATTAACCAAGTGATATGGCTCAGGTGTATTATCTATATCGCGTCTCAAAGCGGTTCTTGAATAATTACCTTCTTTATCAGATATATGCTTACTAATCATTTTATTTCTTCTTATACAAGTGATACCACTTATTAACAGTATACCCTATAGTAACTAATAATAACGTGATCTTCAATACAGGCTCGATGCTCGTCATAGAAACTAATAAAGATATTGCATTTATTGCATAAAGCTTAATATCAGCCCCTGCCATTTCCCTTAGCATAAGTCTTAGACGTAATAGGTCCTTCTGAATAAGGAACATCAGCCATACTAACTTTCATACCATTTTTTCCGCTGCTAGAGCCTTTACCCATTGGAAAGCCAGTGGTATCTAATGGCCCATCCCATAAAGCGTTGGCCCCAGTAATACCGTGAGCTTCTATCTTTGTTACAGCTGGTGTAGTTTTTTTCATAATATCTTTTATTAGTTTAATCATTAGTCTTTGTATCCTTCTGTTCTTGCTTTAATAACATCAGCTCTAGTGATTTTACCATCACCAGTTTGATCTTTAAAAAACAAAGGTGTTCTATTGCCTAAAGACATTTGTCTTTGTTCAACATCACCGTAAAGACCTTGAGCGGCTGTTTGCGCTGTACTGTTAAAAACAGGTTTTGCAGTACCTAATGTATTACTAGGTGCCGGCGGAACAACTGTTTGCTGCATTGGCATACCAGTCATTGGGTCTATCATTTGTTCGTTTGGATTGTACATATTATCTATCTTTATCTTTATTTACATTATTAATTGCAGTCTTAAGAACCGT